GTTTGCTACTACGTGTAGATACAAATATGTTTGGTCAGCAGTCGGGTCTAATGGGTCGAACGGTTCTTTGTTGCAGATCATTATAGTGGTAACTGCATTGTTACCGATTGACACAAATAAATCTGTGTTTGAATTGCTAATTGCCACGCTTTGAACAGCCATATCCGATCCTTAAAATATCATACTGAAAAGTAATGCACGGTTTTTTGATACTAATTCGTCTTGTAGATTAATAACAGTAGAACCGTCATAATCAACTTTTGTATTTGCATAGTAGATGCCCGTGTCTCCGCTTCCTACTGTGCTTTTTGTGTATATCTTACATGCACCAGCTGCGGGTATTGGATCACTTTGATCCAATAAATTAACAACCGCGTCCATGTCTACTTCGTTGGTGTTGCTAGTAATAGTTAAATTATTAATACTGTTATTGGTAATCGTATCACCACCAATGATAACATTACCAATTTCTAATCCTGATGAATTCATTTCAGCTATCAGAACATTATCTACTTTAAATTCAATAACGCTAGGTAACGGATTATTTAAACTGCTCTGATCTTTAGTTCGAACACTGGTATCACCATCTTCAATACCAGGTTGCAAAATTCCAGTAAACGATGCTGCTACATAATCTGACACAGCTCGCATGTTAGGAATAAAATCATCATTTAACGCTGGTAATAACGGATCTCCGTAGTCTAATACATTCTGCTCGTAGTTATTAGTGCCTTGGACACTTAATACCCCGTTACCTGAACCAATCATTACTAAATTAGTTCCACCAGTCATTATGCTGTTAGTTTTAATACCAACTAACGTTCCACTTTGATTTTTAAAATCAAACGTTCCAAACATTGATACCAAAGTTGTAGGATTAATGTGTTGGCTAGATTCATTAAATGTAATTAATACATCGCCTTGAATGTGTGTTGCCGGACTGCCAAACGATGCAGTGTTCTGTCTTTCAATCTGTATGCCGGATTGTATTAGTGTTACTCCGGGTCCTGGATCATCTTTATTAAGAATAATAATGTTATCATCCACCGTTAGGGTGGTAGAGTTAATAGTTGTTGTAAGACCATTAACATATAAATCACCAGTGATATAAACTTGTCCAATACCGTTGCCAGTGTCTAATACAATCTGGCCTCCATTTTGAACCTGCAGTTTATAATCACTATCCCTAACCTGGACAATTTTCATTTCAGAATCCTAAATTAAATTGCTGTTAAAACAATATAGTCTGCAGATGAATCGCTTTCTAAATACCATGTGTAACGATTACCACTGAAGTCAGTGGCTACACGTTTTGTAAGTTTAGCAATTGCTACTAAGTCTGCATCAAGATTACCTGTTGTAGAACCTCTAATGCTTAGTTCACCAAGAGCTGCTGGTGTGCCGCTGACTAGTGTGCAGGTAAATGTTGTTGTTGGTGTGCCTACTCGGGCTACAACGTATGTCTTAGCACCACGTTGTTTGATAATGATACCGTCAGTTCTCAATGATGATCCATCATGGAATCTAACTGTAACACCTGTGTCGCTAACTGGGGTATTGATAACATCAGTTCCCCTTACATCTTTTCTTAATGGACGTCCCATTTGTTTCTCCTTAAATATGACGTTCTAGGTCTACGCAGAGGGATTCTGCATAAGTCCTGTTATGCTAACAAGACATCATTTTAGACATAATATTTAGCCATTTAAGAAATAGCAAGTCATAAAAAAAGCGGATGTTGCCATCCGCTTTTGTATCTTTTTAAAAAGATTTGATTAGCTGAACTTAACGTTTGCGCTAGTGATAGCAACGTTGGCCAAGTAATCAGCAGCATTGCCCAAAGAGCTTGCTGTGTTTGTCAATTCAACGTAACCATAACGTGTCATGAATGATACGACTGGTTCGAATGTTGACGGGTCAAGAACAACACCACTGCTCATCAATGGAATGTATGGGCAGTAGAATGCTGGTGCATCAGATTCGCTAGAACCTTTATAACCAATTAGAACACCTGTGCTATCGCTAGCATAGCTGTCAACGTAAACACGCATTGCGCTGTTCAATGTTCCAACAAACTTAGTGTTTGTAGGAGCTTCGAAAGTGCCTTCTGTTGTTCTTGCGAACGCAGAAGTTGTAGCACTTTGAAGAATTGTCAATGCTAATGGGCTTACAACAGCGTAGTTACCAGCACCACGACGTGTTCTTTGTGCGATCAAGTTAGCAGCACGGTTGATTTGAACAGCTAAAGCAGCGTGTTCGTCACCAACGAATGTAGCAGTTCCTGATACAGCAGCTTGGTTGTATGTTTCAACGGCTGTGCCTGCTAATGAACGTAAAGATCCTAGGATCTCTTGATCGATTTCAGCAGTAATTTCTTGTGCTAGAGCAGCCATGATTTCTGCTTCGATGTCAATGCCTTGTTGGGCTTGTGCATCTTGGGCAGCTTCAAATGTCCAACGAGCTGATAGTTTACGGGTTTTAGCCTCAACTACTTGCTTTAGGATCTGGATGCTCATACGCTTACCAGCTGCACCTTCTAAAGTAGCTGTGCTACCTGCTTTGGGTGTGGCTGCTGTTTCGTTACCAGAATAACTAGCAGCAATTTTGAATGGGCTTAGAGCCTCTTCACCTGCTAGAACACCAGCGTTAGCTGATGTGTCTGAGTAACGCACACGTAAAGTGTGAATTTGTCCGACTGGACCTGTCATTGGCTGAACACCAACCAACTCGTTAGCGATAACGGTTGGCATGACACGACGAATAACTGGTAGTATCACACGGTTTAGTGTTGCGACATTACCGGCAGAGGTGGCACCTGCTGACGCTGACTCAGCCAAATACTTGCGAGTATTTTCTAGAGTTACAGACATCGAGCTTCTACGGGTGCCGTTTAGGCCTTCCAATAGTGCCTCTTTAGTCTCCTGCCAACGACCATTTAGTAGATCTGACATTTAGATTTCTCCTTAACTTAAATTAAATTCCGGCAAGTCGTCTAATGTCTCTAACATTAGAATCATACTCGCCACTACTTTTGGTATTGGAAACTTTGTTTCCTGTGATTTCTTTTGCCTCTACCAGTGCCTGTTTTTGTTGTGGTTTTGCTTCGCCAGCAATGACAGCGGGTAGATATTTTTCAAAACTTGTTTGAAGTTTTAGTGTTTGCACACTTTCTAACAGCTCAGACATTATTGCTTTCTGATCTTTGCTCAATGGAGCAAGAAGTTCAGTAACAATGCCTTGTCTCTGCACAGCATCTTGTAAACGTTTGATTTCTGATTCTTTACTTTCTAAGACTTTTTGTTTTTCTACTACTGCAGTTTTTGCTTCAGTAATAGCTAAGTCTTTCAGGTCTATAACCTTGAGTAATTTTGAAGTTTCAGATTTCTCGTTTAGGTAACTTGCTTGATATTCAGAAGCAAAAGCTTCGAATAACTTACGTCCAAAGTCGTTGCGACGAGCACTCTCGATATCTTCTTTGAGTTGGGTAATTTCTTTTGATAGACTTTCGCTTACCATAGACTCTACCATGCTTGCTGCACGTTTTACAAATTTCTCTTTTAACTTAGAAATTTGTTCTTTGCCTTCTCTAACTAGCTTAACTTTTGTTTCAGCTAAATCTTGTTTGTCTGCATAAAATTCTGCAATTTCTTCAGATAGAGCATCAATTACAAATTGTTCAAGTTTGCCGAACTTATCAGCAGTCTGCTTTTGATCTTCGTGTAGTTCTGAGATTTCTTTGGCTAATTGATGCACAACAAACTCTTTCATTTTGCTGCTATCATCTTTCATTTTCTTAGCATACTTTGCTTTCGCTTCTGCTAATTGTGCCTTGTCTTCTTTAAATTCACGAATTTCAACTTCAAGGTGATCTGCGATCATCTTGTCTAACGCTTCAACCATGACTTGTTTGTCATGCTCGTAACGCTGAGCAAACTCTTCGCGTAATTGTTGACCAACTTCTTCACGGTTTTCAACAACTCTGCGTTCCCATGCTTGTTCAATTTCTGCTCTCATCTCCTCAGAAATCACATTATTTTCAAACAACGTTTTTAACGAATCCAACATGTGATCCTCCTGTTATTGGAGTCCGCCTATTATACGTAATAGGCTTTCCTTGAGATACTTCTGTGCTTTAGGGTCGCCCTGCACCTCCTTCGCTATACGAAGGCTACTCAACCCACCACGAGTATTCATGATGTGTTCATAGATTGGTGTAGGATACGCTCCCGGAGCACTGGGTTGTGCAACTATATCCACCGTAATGATTTCAAAGTCGCTTACATGACCAGAACCGTCATCTCGGACGTTTCCAGAACCTCTTGAACTCACACCTAATTTAACTCCTGCTTCCAACATAGTTTTAACCAGTTGTCCCATAGGTGTGGGTAATATTTTCATCTTTCCATAACCATTTGGACCGTCCATCCACATGCTTGTAATCATGTGACTAACACGGTCCAGGTTAATTTTTAGATCATCAGGATGATCAACTTCTCCGCATACAGAATAACCATTAGCAATCTGATCGTTCAGAGTCTTAACAGCCTTGCCAATCTCATCTACAGGATATACTCGTTGGTTGGCGTTTTTAATTCCGCCCTGTATGCAAATACCTTTCATAAACAGGTTCTTACCGTCTTTTTCATCAGACTCTAAGACAATCCCAGCTTGTGTAAACGAAAGGTTTTCACGGAGTAGTTGCATTATCTAGATCCAATTAGACTTTTCTTGTTTGTAGCAGTGTCGCCACTACCTTTTTTCTCAGCACCGTGGCCTGCTGGAACAGTTTTTAAGTGTTTTACACCAGCTTTTCCGCCTGGAACGTTTACGTTACCACCGTTGTCAGTCTTAGCATTTGAATGTCCTGGTAGGCTAGTTTTGTTACCACCGCCTTCGCCACCTTTGGCCATTGCTGCAACGCCTCCCATGTCATTCTTCTTAGCTACGATACTCTTTGCGTTAGTTCCACTGGACTCACTTGTTCCAGCAGCCTTACCACCCTTGTATGCTTCGCCTACTTTCTCTACATACTCACGCACTAGAGTTTCGTCTTCGAACGCATATTGTTCTTTTGGCTCTTCATCGCCTTCGTCGTCCATACTGCCAGCACCACCGTCAAAAGCGGCAATAGCATCTTCTAATTCAGCAACTAAGCTGTCTAGGTCATCAACGGCTGCGCTCATGTCGCCAACAATTTCTTGTGGGTCATCACGCTGCATGTCGGTTTTAAAATCGTCGCCGCCATCCATTGAGGGCATACCATCGGCGCCGCCATCAAGTTCTGGCATACCATCGTCTTCGGCATCGGCTTCCATAGACATGTCAAAACCTTCGTCGGTTTCTTCGTCCATACCTTCTTCCATGCCATCATCTTCGTCATCTGCCATGGCTTCTTCCATGCCATCTTCATCTTCTTTTTGACCTTCTTCAACGTCTTCGTCGAATTCTTCAGAAAGAAGATTTTCATAAATCTCACGTGATTTTTCTACCACGATTTGGTGAAACATTTCTTTTGCTTTGGCTTGGTCTTCATTGACCAAGAACTCGAGCATTTGCTCGAAC